TAGATTTGTTGGATTTTAAAACCTTTCTCAAAGACCAGACAAAAGTAAAATAGAAATCCCAAATCCTAGAGTGTCTATAAAAGATATAAAGTGAAGATTTGGAATAAAATAAGAAAATAACATGGTAACGGGAATGATCCCTAAAAGTCGTTTGCAATAAATCCAAGGATTATCTAAAGATTCTAATACATACTGGAAACAAACGCATACAGCCAAGCTGGAATAAAGAACTAGACCATAATAAGAACCGAATGTGATTTTATATTCGTTTCGTAAAGTTCCTTGATCGATCAGGATACCGTTATTTAAAATCAGAAAAAACGCAGCGGATTGTAAAACGGAACCGTAGGATTTACTAAAACCATCACTTGAAAAAAATTTAGAAAATCCTAATAAAAATCCGATCACTACCCCAAAAGCTATACCCCCCTAACACTGGAAGAGCAGATACCCAGGAAAGTCTAAACCGAAACGTAGGAAAATCGAGGGAAAACCAGTGTTTTGAAGGGGTTTTAGAAGGTTTTTAGTCTTATTATAGACAAAATATTAAAAACGAAAGATCAAGAAATATTGAATATACTGAAGAAATAATACGAAATAACATCTCTAAAACGTAGGATTCCAAGACCAAAAGTCAACTTAAATCCCCATTCCACGAACTAAAATAAGACGCAAGATCCGCAGAACGCTTTCCGAACGAGTTATTCCATTCTTAAAATATTGATCGAACTGTTCTTGATTTGCACGAATCAACATTCCCTTGAGTGCTTCGGTTACAGATTGAGCTTCATGTCTTGAAAGCTCATTTAACTTTCTTTTAAACATTTTCAAAGGAAGAGAATCAACTGATAGATTTTTATACTCGCTTGAAAGAATCAAAGCAGTAACGAGATTCCGAATAAGCTCGTTTTGATCAGGAGTTACAAGCGATCTGAGTTTAAAAACGTTTTTTGGAATAGAAGAATATTTATTCGGCGTCCGTTCTCCAATTTTTTTCTTTTTCAGTTCTGGATGAAGTTTATAAATTGTTTCAATCAGTTTCTCAGTTTGAAATTTAGATAATTCTTTCGTAGATTCTGTTTGTTCATTAGAAATATCAAGTATAAGTGCGCGAAAGTTATCGTCCGAAATACCGGCTTTAGATTTTAACGTCCAAATTTGGGAAAGACTCATCTAACAACCTCCTTCGGAAATTCATTCCATACTCGCCCATCCAATTCTCTCCCAGATTTTTTCTTATTTCTTCCTCCCCATTGTTTGAAAAAAAATGGGACCCTTGCGTCATTACACTGATCGCGAAGTGAACGAATCCATTCTACTTGAACCGGCCTCGCTCGTTGTCCGGATTCGCCGCCTGCAATAACCCAATCGATAGGAAAACAGTCAATATATCCCCAAGCGTTCAAATAAATGGAAACATCAACTTCTTCGAGTAAGGGTTCACAGGAAAGAAATCGAACTTTAGTCGGAATCTGTATCAAATGACGAATTCTATCTTCGGCTACGCTTTGGCTTTCTATCGAAGTTCCCAACCAGACGTTTTCTAAATTGAAATGATTTCTTGAAGCATAATATTCTTTCGCTCTCTCGATTCTTTTGGTAAGGATTTGAAATATATTTTCAGGACATTCCTCAATGACCGAATGAACTTTATCTATAAAATCGAACGGAATGTCTTTATGAAAGAGATCAGACATCGAATCTACGAATATTCGTTTTCCTTTTACCGTACGTGGAAAATCTAACCGGTTCGGATGCAATTTTATTTCAGAAAATTTCCCCCACATCTTTTCGAAACGTTTTGTTAGAGACTCGGCATAGCAATTTTTACAGCCACTTGATATTTTTGTGCAACCGGTTGTAGGGTTCCAAGTCACATCAGTCCACTCGATCTTTGTGTGATTCATACTTAGAAATCCACTTCAAAAAATCCTAATTTTCCTTTACACGGAATTGGAAAAAACGGTTTCGAATCGTTAAGAATATATCCATATTTTCCGAAGAAAAATTTTGAATCCGAATGCTCAACGCAATCAGATAAGATAGACGCGCCAATGATACATCCAAAGTCAAAGTCACTGATGGTCATTCCTAAACAAAGTTTGTAATATTTTTGGATATATTCCAATCCTTCGTGATCAAATTTTTGACTGGCATGAATTAAAAATCTCCCTCTAAAATTTGTTTTCCGATTACGATTTTCAATATCTTTAATTTCTTTGTTATCCCATGCGATGGCTCGATCTTTTGGATCAGGAAGATCTGGGCGAATTATTAACCACGCCCATGGCTGTTGGATAGATAAGGCCTTCATCTTAAACGAACTCCATTTTTAGTTTCGATTCTTTTTATTACTTCGCTCTCCAAATCAATTATTCTACCTGGGAATGTATTTGCTAAACGAAGAGCGCAGACTACTAAATCGGCGATATATTTTCCGTAATCATCAGGATTTAGAGATAAGGCGAGTTCTTTGTTATGGTCCATATCATCAGCCAAACCATGTAATTTTCCGACAGCCTTTGAAACATGATGTAAGGCATGTGAAAAATCTTTGTGAGTTAGGGGTGTTAATCGAAAATCTTCAGAATATTTTACAGTCCAGGGTAGTTTTACTTGAAGGTTTTTAATATTAATTTCCGCATGAGTTCTTTCTTCAATTTTTGCTTTGTTGCTTGATCGAGAGCTAAACCATGAAAAAAAGAACGTTACATAATCGACAATCACCCGAACAATAACTGCTAATAAGAAGAAAAAAACGATCGAAGTCCAAAATGTATAAAATAAAATCAACTTTGCAATTTCCCAATCATTCATAGTTGTTCTCCTTCCATCCTATGAGCGATCTATCCTTACGTGTGCTGATCGCTTTTCTATTTGTAATTTCCAGATCTAATATATCCTTTTCGGCAATTTTATATTTAATTTGGATGAGTGAAAACACTTGATAGATCGAAGGCGCTTCCAAGACGAATGGTAAGGATACAAACAAGTCTCCATCAAGAAAGGTAACTCTCCCAAAATACATCTGATTCATCTTTTTCTCCAAATCGTAAACCAACGAGCAGTGCTTCCTCTTCCAGTTGAAACAGAATAAACTGAAACTTCTTCAAACTGAATGGAAGGAGAGGGATTAGGCCATTTGTAATCCAGAACACCGACAAGAGATCCTTTATCCACAAGGTTCAAACAATCTATGAGAAGTTTATTCAGATTCGGAAGCGCACTTCTTCCAGGAACGTATCGATCAGCGTTTTCTTCATCGTAAGGCCTATCAATTATTATCGCTTTTGGCCGTACCAAGTTTTGAATAAAGGAACTTTCTTTCGTGGTATTATAGAATAGATCCTGATCTGGAAAAGGTATGAATGTCAGTGTTTCATCCTTTTGTAAAATGAAATGATCCTTAAGTTTTCTAACATCTATACAAAAATCAGGATTACATATCGGATCAAGATCGATAGTAAAATCATTCTTCCCGTATCCGGTTAAATGGACGCCTCCGCGAATTCCGTTATACTCTTTCGCTTTTCCTCCTGGAATATGCCAGATCGAAGCGTCTTGATCACCTCCGACCAATAACAATCTTGCGCGTTCCAAAAAACCGGCAGGATAACCGCCATGATATCCGTGTTTACATCGACCAAGAATCATAGTATCTCGCACCTCGCCAGATCTGAGAGGTCTATAAAAGTGTTTCTCTATGCAATTCAAGTTTCCAGTAAGAGGACGTTTCATTTTCTTCGATCCTCTATCAATTTCTCAATAGTAACTTGAGATACGCCGAGTTTTCTCTTTGCGTATTGAGTCATAGTATTGACGTTCACGATTCCATACTCGTCTTGGACTGCGTCAGAAAAATCGTTAAATTCCAGATCTTCGAATTGAATCTTAAGTTGTGCTTTAAAGGTTGTTTGCATTATGTTCCTCTTTAATAATCTTCCATCCTGAATTTGATTCATGAAAGAATTTGAATATGAATAGCTCTGCTTTTTCGGAACATTTAGGAATTATTATTGTTTTTGAATCGAAATTTTCTTTAATCGGAAGATTCTTGATTAAATTTTCAAGATCACGATTTAACTGCTTAGAAAATTCTAAGAATCCTATCCATCCGAGTTTCGGATCTTTGAGATTTTGCTCTTCTTTCCGTTTTTCCGCATCAGGCCAAACCGCCGAATAAACAGTTTCAATTTTCTGCATATACGCGTAAGCCCCTGAGATGTTCTCAGTCGCAGACATCCAAAATGATTCTTTTCCAAATTTTGGGTGCTTTCGTATAGCGATGAGTTTTTCCAAAAGATCAAGAACCTTTGACGCTGGAATTCCGCTATTCATGAACTGATTGAGTGCAATCGTCTCTTTCGAAAGGCTTTTGAAATATGATCTTTGGCGAGACTCCAAAAAGCTCTCCACAACGGAGAGCAAATTTGAATAAGTAACTTCTGACGTCCGGGGTAGAACCATTACGCGGCGTCTCCCACAGCTTCGATTTCGGCGTCGATTTCACTTGGAGTAATGTAGAGTCTTTCCGTTTCTTCGTTTAATTCGATTCCGATTTTCTTTGAAGCTCTTAACGGCTCAGAAAGAATCTGATCTTTGTTTAACTCCAATTTGATTCTTAGAAAGAGTCCATTTAACTTTGAAGTTAAAGCATTGAACTTTTCTAAGAGTCCATTCTCGGAAAGAATCTTTTCGAAGAGTTTAGCGGATGCACGAGTCTTAACCGAAGCCGGAACTTTTCGCAGTTTCAGCTCTCCCGTTGGCAGTTTACAAGTCTTATACTCCAAATCTGGGAATAACTCATCCTTGTTTTTATCAACGTAGAGTTTAATCCCTGCTACAATGTGCTGGATTTTCAGATCCAACGGCGAAAGATCGGTTTGAAGTTGCGTTGTAAGCTGGCTGATTTGGTCGTCTACCTCACTTTTGACGCGATCTCTTTCGCGCTTGATCTCTCCAAGCTGTGCGATAGCTTGAGTGAGATCGGCGCGATTTTTATAAAGGTTATCCGACAGTTCAACTTTCCCTTTTGGTGTTTTTTTTGCCACTTCCTACCTCCTTATCTGTTTCAGGATTCATATCTACAGCGAACCCTTTCGCGGAAGTAGGAACCGCCGTTACTGTCGGAACCTTTCCCGTTTTTTTCTTCGCCGTTTTCCTTACGGCCTTTTGTTTGGCCGTCTTCTTTTTTACTGGCATGTTTACTTACCTTTTTAAGCTATTTTACCGAGAACTTTGTTAACTTCGTAATCCGCAATTCCGGATTTAAGAAGCATGATCTTTTCTTCCATCCCCTTCTTCTCGGAAGACACGAATTTCTTACGATCATTAATCAAAGTTTTGAGTTCGATCGCACGTTTATTGAGTTGTTCCAGTTCCTCCTCCCATCCTTTTAATTCAGAATCGTTTTTGATCTTACTCATCATTTCTTGAATTTCAAGCAACGCTGTTTCTTTCTCGGATTCTGAGTTGATGAGAATAGGAGCGGGTTTTTCTTTTACCACCTTCTCCTTTTTTTCACCGCTTCCTTTTTTCTTTCCCTTCGTATCTTCGTTCGTTTCGTTAGACATTTTTCCTCCTGATTAAAAAAAATGCGTTAGACGGCTTGTGTTAACTTTGCTTCTTCAAGCATCTGTCCGGCTACAGTGCGAATTTCTTCCGCCATATTATTGTGCCGTTTGTAATTGAGTGATTCGTTAATCGCTCCCACTGAAACATCCTTATTCTTTACACGCTTAAAATATTCTTTGATGACTCGGTTAGAAACTCCGTATTCTAAAAGTGCTTCTTTGAATGCTGTTATCTTTGTTGAGATAAGAAGCGATTTCGAAACTTTACCTGTGAATCCTGGTTGTTTCCAAAGCGTTTGAGCGAGGTGTTTGATTGATGCTGGATACTCTCCAGTTGCTTGAAGAAAGTCAGATTTCGCGGCGGCATCCTGAAAAGTTAATCCAAATTTTTTCTGTGCAATTTCCAGAGCTTCCGAAGAAGTTGGGAGTTGCATATTTTCAACGAGAACACGTTTACCAATCTCACGAGTTTTAAAGACCTCTTCAAATTTTGGGGAAGTCTTCAAAAACATGATCATCGAAAAAAGGTTAGCTCTTCCCATACCTTCTATCTCATGAAGCATTTTCAATTCGCGCATCATGTTATGGCTTAGATTTTGGCTCTCCTCAAAGATAATTACGACTTTCTTCTTTGCTAGATACGCACTTGCGAGAACACTCCGAAGAACGATATACTTAGATTCAATCGAGCCAGGAACATGAATGTCTGGATCGACGGATTTTATAAGTTGTTTCATGATCGCGGCGGTTCGAGGCTGTACGGATTGAAAGACTGGAATTTCGACAACGATGTATTTATCCGGCAACCCTCGGAGAACTCGTAGTAATTCTTTTTTGATTTCAGTCTTTCCGCTTCCAGGTTGTCCTATGATAGCTGTCCACTGATTTTTGTCCGCAATGCTTGTGCAAAAATTCAGAATCCTATTTGAATTTTTTGTTCGGACAAAAATTTCCGCCAACTCTTCTATTCTTTCTTTCACTTGTAGTAACTCCTTAGTTTTAAATTGCTTATCCACCCGTTCCGGTTCCGAGATAGATGTTTACGATTTTGTAAAGTGATTCGGATGGAACGTATCCGAATTTATCGATAAACTTACCGAAAACTTCACGCATAGCATCGAGATCATCTTCACCAATCTCATCCGCAGTAAATCCAGTTTCGTTTAATACGTACGTAATAGCTTCGTCTACTTTTAGAATTTTAGTCGGAGCCATTGCGACGTGTGTTTCTGCGTCTTCCCCTTGTGCTGGGAAGAAGGTGATATTTGTATCACGTAAGTAGGATTCTTGTTTAATCGTTTCTTTAAACTTTTGGGAAGTTTCTTGAATATGTTTTCGTAATTGTTTTAGTTCCGATTGCCTGATTTCATGACCACGCCCATCCAGAATTTCAAAGGTTTCGATGTTTCTTTGAATCTTGCCATAGGACTTTACATTGAAGATTCTTCCGTCATCTGTTTGAACACATCGAGAATTCTCGCTATTCGTAAAAACAACAACCTTAGTTCCGCGTGGTAACTCGGAACTTACGAAGTAATGTTGTTTGTCAATCTGGATTGTGCCATATGCGGTTATAACTTTTTCTTCTTCGGTAACAAGAGCGTCTTGAATATTTTTACGAGTGGTTTTTGTGATTGGGTGGTCTTTGATTCCATCTGCCCATTTTTGAAAAGCTCCGCTTTTGTTATTATCGTAGATCAAATATCTATTGTCATAACTGCGTAATTCATCGAGAGAATAAATTGTCCCTCTATTGATCGTAACTCCGAACGTCCGTTTGTAGGCTCCAATTCGAGATTCAACCGCACCTTTCGCGGAAGCGTGTCCAGGAAAATGATTCCTAACCTCGATACCAAGACTACCGAGAAAAGATTTCATGTGATTGGAATTTAAACCGGAACCTTCATCGCAGAAAATGAGTTTAGGAATGCCACAAATAGGAATTCGTAAGTCGTCTTTAATCATCATCGCATACGTCAAAAACGTAATCCAGTCGGCTGTGTTTTCTCCCCCATGTTTTGCCCCGGCAGTTTTCGGGTCCGGGGCAAAGGTCATCATCAAATAGGATTTCGAATAGTTATCCACTATGAAATAATCCCATATTCGTTTGAGTGAATGTTTCTCAAGGATATCCATTCCGTGAGAAGAATCGTATTTTATATCTGATCGATAATCAATACGGTCTTTTTTGATATTTAGAAAATAATGATTTTTTATTGTCGCGTCCACAATCCAACAGTGATTTGGATATGAACTAATCAATTCGGTTGCTACCGATGGAGTATCAACCAGTCTAGTAGAGATTCCAAGTTGATTCAGTAAACGATCTGCCGTCGAACGCGTGTATTTTCCTCGCGGAATAAGACCTTCATTTTCTGCGGCGGTAAGGGCGAGTTCTGTGGATACTCCATAACCTTGGCGTCCTACTTTCCCACCGCGTTTGATAAGAGCGATCGTCAGCATGTGTGCTTTCTCTTCTTCGAGTTGATCCTGAGATTTTCGAACCTGTGCGACTCCCGAGTATCCTGCGACAATCGTTCTCAAAACTCCGTTCTCAATTTCTCGGAAACGATCATAGATCGTTTCTTTCGACACTCCAAACTGTTCCGCAAACGTAAGAACGACATTCTTCTTTTCAACACGTGACGTCGCATTTTTCCACATCGTAAAACGTTCGTTAAGAATTGTTATGTCGATCTCTCTTCTTCCCATTCTATCCTTATTCCTTATTTATATTCCTTTTATTAGTTTTCTTTAATGGCGAAAAAGTGCGGATTCCAAACGTTGTTGATTTTTGTGACAGCGAGTTTGAACATTGTTTCGAGTTGCAGGACACTGGCCGCGATATCGTGATCACTTTTTAACGTCTCGTCGATTGCGTTGATTTCAACGACCGCTTGTTCGATGGAGAGAAGTAATTCCATGACTCTTTTGGTTGCTCCGACTTTCGTAGCGACCGTTGTAATCAAATCGGATTCGGTTTCTTTTTCTTTTGCGAGATAATCGATAGCGTCGGATAGTTGTTTGATCTTGTCGGACTGTTTTTCGATCAGTCCTTCGTTTACTTCAAGATCTCGCTCTAAACGTGATTTTTCTTTGGTTAGTTCTTTATGTTCTTCAACAACTTTAATCGCTTCGCGATAAGTTTTTGTGTTCTGTGCAATTTCTTCTGCACGGATGGATTCGTATTCTTCGATTGTCAGTTCTTGGCCGTCAATTAAATGCACAGTTCCCATCTTAGTGATTTTATAGACATCGGAATCGGATGCGATTTTTGCTAATGTTTTGATCTGATCCTGGTCTACTCCTGAGTATTCTTCCTCGCTCATCTTATCGGAGAGCATAAGCATGTTTTTTGCAAAACTGATCGGAATGAATTTAGGCATTGTAGCTTGTAAATAATCTTTGAAAGTTTCGAATCCTAATCTCGTAAAAAGTCGTCGATCTCTCATCTCCTTTAAGTCAAAACAGAACGCGATTAGATTACTTTGAATTCTCTGACTCAAGTAAATGGCTCTGGCTAATAACTCTCGCTCTGAATCTCCGCCTGTCTTTGGAACGAGTGCGGTTTCTATATTTTGTTCGATCTCTAAATTCATTGTGTGATTGTCTCCTGAATAGTTTTCAAAATTTTCGGTTTATCCGAAGATAGGTTCATAGCAAAAGTCGGATGGAGTTTATACGCCACTGGATTCGTTTTACTTTTCAGATTGTCAACTACGTTACGCATCACTAAGCTGTGTTCGACTAACATGTTTAGGTTGTGTTGAATAGTTGCACTGGGTCGAGCCAGCAAAAGAGCAAGTTCAGTTACTGTCCAAAGGCCGGAAGTGTCCGAAAGGAAATGTTTGATTAGTTGAAGCTCTAAGCCGACGCTTCGATCTATTGAATATTCCGCAACGGTTGAAAGATTTTCCCGAATTACGGTTTTTTTCCATAAAGAGAATTGATGAGTTCGGCATTTAGATAAGAACTGATCCTATATTTTTTCAGAAGTCCTGCTTTGTATAATCGTTCAAGTGCGCGGTGAATTGTGCGTGTTTTTCCTTCGTTTAAGGTCAGTAACGCAACATCCGCGTAATGTCTAAAAATAGACGGATACGTTAGAAAAACCTTCAAAATCGTTAAATCTATGTTTTCTTTTTTCGGTTTAGATTTTAGTGCGCTCATGATGCCGCCCTTTTTGTTTTTAAAATCTGAATATACCAACTTGCGAATGTATTAATTTCTTCTCTACTATAGGGCTCTTCTAATCTTTCCCGTTCCTTATCCTCTCGATAGATACGACGAATCTCCTCAATCGATAGTCCCCAGGATTCTTCAATCGCTTTCACATAACGTAATGTATTCCGAGTGCCTTTGACGACTTCCGCCAAATGCTCTCTATAGTATGGTCCCATATATTCAGGTGAATTGGTTATATGGGACCGTGTATTTAAATCTGGTCCCATATGTTCCAATGGTTTAACTAAATGGGACCATTTTTGGGAATAATACCATGCTATGTCTCTTAGGGTCATCTTGCTCTGGATTACGATCAGACCGATGCGTTCTGACATGACTCTTCCGCGACGCCACAAATCTCCTCGATGAATGAGATTCCCGTTCAGTAAAACCCGACTTCCTTTCATGTTAGGCTACCCCGATCAAACGTCTATTTGCCCTATATTGAATATAAGGGTTTGATAACATTCTTCTGTTAACTACCGGGAGAATGTGGCGTTGAATGTATTCCGCTAACTCAATGGCGGATAATTTTTTAGTCATGTATTCGGGAATCTCTCTCCAACACTCTTCAAAGACTCGCTTTGTTATTTTTAGAGTTTTTTGAATTTTGTCTTTTTTGGGTGTATTCATGCAACACCATCCGGAAAGTTTTTGATTTCAGTTATCGTTTTAACGAAAGGTCTGATATGATCAATCGTTGCAGATCCTCTTTGCATGTTTGGCCGAAGGCACTTTAAACAAAGATTATTTTGATAAAGCGTTTTCTGTTCTCCACAATAAACACATATATTAGGTTTCATTGTTGTTTCTCCCCTCAATAAGATTTTCATTGGACCACTCCGAGAACTCACCTTCAAGTTTCCTATCCTGAATGAAAGTGTCTTGGATTGCACAGCGGCTTAAAAGATTTTCGATGATTTCTATGTTGCTTCTCCTGCTTCCATCCTTTTTATAAAGTTTAGAGAGAAGAATACGTCTGCGAAGTAGAGTAATTCGCTCGGCTGTCGTCATCTTGTGTATCCCTCTATGCCAATGTTCTGATCTTTTCGCCAATCATCGAATTGATCGGAAATATCATGCTGTCTTTGATATTCCTCCATGAGTGCGCATCGAGTGAGTAGAATATCTATAATTTCCGTTTCCGTTCTGAGTGAATTATCGCTCTTCATTTTTTTCGAGAGATAGAGACTACGTTTGAGATATTCAAGTTTATATTGAGTGATCATTCTCCGAATTCCTCTTCCAAAATATATTCCAGAATGCTCATAAACTCCTGGATCGCTTTTTGGTCGTTTCCGCAGATTTGGGCGATGTCGTTTTTTACGAGATAGAGAGCGGTGATCTCCTTATCGCTCATTTCGGAGTGATCGTCTCGTCTCCAATCGAACGTCGGAAATTTCTCTTTTACTGAGTCTGCAATGTTTGCGATCATCTCGTTTTCGAAATCTGAGAGCATACCCGAAGAAGTTTTTATGTTAGAGATGGAAACGGCTTTATTCTTTACGTTGTGGCGCATCACGCTATTCTTCTCCGCTTTTTGGAATTGAGTCCTTTCTCAATTGTTTGAATCGCTTTGGCGACTCGCAGACGTTGTTTAGCCGCAATCCAAACATGGACATACACGGCAAAATCGGGATGCGAAGGGATGCCGATTCGCACATAAGGAATGTGTGTTGTATTCAGTTGCCCGTGTTGATCTGCGAGCATGAGAAAATCTACAGGAATGTCCGTTATATAGGCGTATTGATTTGCGTTACAATAGGCAATTGCGGCCTTACGCTCTGTTTTGTTTGTTGGTTCCAAAACTTCCCAACGTATCGGTTGAGTCCAAGAAGTTTGCGTTTTCATGCAACGTTCCGTCCTTTTCTGGAATTTTTGTGAGAAGGTTTTCCTATACGGAACGGAACACCGAATTTTTTGAACGCTTCGCGGACTTCGGTATACGAGTGCTGTCCGTTCAGACTTTTTGAAAGGTAGTCATAATTGATTCCCGCCTCTCGTGCGAACTTAGCGAGGGTTTTCATTTTCAGTGTGATACAAATGAAATCCTTACACTCGTCTCCGTTGGTAATGATCATAAGGCTGCCTTAACTCCGTTTTTTGTTTGAATCTCGCGCCGGTTTGACGATACTGTCTCTATGTTACGAGTTTCAGTATTGAGTCAATTTTGGCCGAATATTGGCGGGAACTCTCCCGCCTGGATTGACAAAATACCGAAAACGGAATTTTTAGTCTGAAAGAGCAAATTGAAAAATTATTGGAAACTTTGGGAATAAGTCAGCGAGAACTGGCGGACTCACTGAATTTGTCTCCAGGTCGCATAAATGATTTAATTAATGGACGGACTCAGGATTTGTCTGCAGATGCTATTCGTAAGTTGCGTGATGTGCATAAAGTAAATCCCCTTTGGCTTTTAACTAAAGAGGGGGAAATATTTCTGTCCGAAAAAGAAATTCGAACAATTGAAAATGCTAATATGGCCTGGAAATCGATGGTCCATGCAAATCGAAACCCAGCTTTGAGACGATTGATAGATCTTCTAACAAATTCAAATTTGACAGAGGATCAAATTAAGGCTTTGGAAAAAATAGTCAGTGGAATGAAGAGATAATTTATTTTCGATTTTGTAAAAACCAATTCCATGAAGCCATTGCAATACATTGGACAGTCAGATCTAAATCATCATTTTCTGTCAGATTGCGACATAGTTCCTGATGAATTAAAAAAATTAATTCATGGGGTAACAGGTCTTTTTTACTTTCCATTTTATCGAATCCCCGTCCCTTATCCCGTAAACAAGTGTTCTAAGTATACCGGCATTGCGGTACAAAAATCTCTTTTTTTATGCGAGTTTTTTTGGTAAAAATATAAATTATGACAAAATGAATCCGATATAATACCTAACTCACAATTGCGTAATATCTAGCCTTTTTAAGGCAAGAGTCAAACAAAAAAATGAATAATAGTGAGAAAATGGAAACACAAAAAGACCGCCTAAAAATTATTGCCACCGAACAGAATCTAAATTCTGCAAAATTGGCCCGAATAGGTGGAGTAACACCTACCGCTGTTGCTAATTATCTGGCGGGAATTAGACAAATTCCGTTCGAAATGGCATATGGATTAATGAAGGCCTACGGCTACAATCCGTTTTGGCTTCTTTTGGGGGAAGGTGAAAAACGTTTTCCACCAGGGGCTTGGCAATTGTTAAATACAGGCCACCATGAGTTATTCGAAAAAGTTGATAGGGAGCGAATTTACATGAAACAGATCGAGGCTGGGGGCATGTATCCAATAATAGAGCGACTTATGAATTTGAATCAATCCGATCTGGAACTATTTAAGACGGTTTTTGATCGGATGTTTCCCGAAATAGCTGAATGATTTTGTCGGTATAAATTTCGACAAGTTTTGAAGTCGGAGTTCCAGCACGTAAGTCCGCCACGAAATCATATAATAAGTTACTAATCTTCTGATAAACCATCACAATATACCTTCGTAATCCGACGGAATGATTTTTGATTTTCCTTTTTTTTAGATTTCTTACCAATGACTCAATCACTGATTTCATTTTTGTTAATTTAAAGGAATTTTATTATGAAAATATTTATTTTGATTCTTTTGGTTTCATTCGCTGTATTTGCCACGGATACAAATCGAAATGAGGCGAAAAAATTGTTCGATCAATCTATGAAAACTTTAAAGGAAAAAGAGAAAAAGAAACTGAGAAACAAGATTATAGAAATTTCTCCTGAATCAGATTACGGATATTTTTCTCGGGGATACATTGCCGAAATGGATGAGGATTTTGAAAATGCAGAAACATTGTATTTAAAAGCAACGGAGATCAATCCAAAGTTTGGACAAGCGTTTGCAAATTTAGGTAGGTTAATGTTTTCTCTTCGGCAAAGAGAAAAGGCAATTGATTATTATTTAAACGCCATTGAAGCAGAACCAAAAAATTCTGATTTCTATTCAGGTGTTTGTTATTCTTATGCCAATGGAGAAGATCCTACAAAAGGTATTCAGTATTGTAATAAGGCAATTGAGTTAAATCCGAAAAGTTCCTCAGCCTATTATTCTAGATCATTGTTTCGGGCACTTTGCAATGATCCCCGAGGCGCGATTAAAGATTTAAACATCGCGATAAAACTAAAACCAGATTTTTCTGAAGCATACCAACTTAGAGGTCTTAGCCAGATAATTCTTGGAAATAAAGATTCTGGTTGTAGTGATCTGAGTAAAGCGGGAGAATTCGGTTTTGTCGAAGCATATAATACAATGAAAGAGCATTGCCAATAAAAAAAGACTTGACAAAATTCTAATATGCCATTTCAACCGTGGCATGTCGTCGATCAAAGGTCATACTCGTAATGGATCACTTCTAAAATTAATCCAACCAGCTTTACAAGTAGATGGGACACCACTCGTTGAATCTAAAGAAACGCTCATTCCCACAGAGAAGGAAATAACTCTTACCTCCCGCCAAGCCGCAACGTATTTGAATCTACCCTTGCGTTCATTTAATCGACACGTTATAGACCATGAAATTCCGTTTATTGAGTGGGGACCAAGAACCCGTCGTTTTCTAATTTCCGATCTCGACAAAATATCTCGTTCACTCAAAACCAAAAAAGAAATTTACTGATCTAATCCCTTTCTTTCTAAAAAACTCTTCTTTAAAAAACAGAGGCCAGTGCGTTTTTTGAGAACCTCTAAGCACCTTTCTCTTTTTAGCCTAACCTGCTATTCTTTCCACACAATCGGAAGCGATTAAGTAGTAACTAACCCGCCTCAGTGCGGGATTTTTTTGAGGGATAGAATGGATAATTTTAAATCGAATCAGATAAAACTCGGGATAAAGGATGTGCTGGTTATCCTGGGATTCATTGTATCCGCTCTCGTTCAATACAACACGATGTATAAGGATCACGAGATCCGAATCGTAAAGATCGAAACGGAAATGACCGCGATCGCCAAAGATCTCTCAGAAATAAAAGCCGATGTTAAAGATTTGATCCGTTTGAATTCCTATCGGAGGAAATCGGAATGAAATTCTTATTCCATGATGATCGGACGGGTAAACGTTCCGATACAACATTACGAACTTGGACCGTATTTATATTAACGATCTCTTATCTAATTGCACTTTCTGTTCTTTCAATCATATCGCCGGATTCGTTAAGGCCGCTTCATATGGATCTCATTCAATGGTTGATCGTATTTTATTCCGTAGCTGGAAGTTTCTATTTAGGAAAGCGAATCAATGAAAATCTAAATTCGAAAACGACAGCTCTGAGTGATTTGATCGAAAACATTCAGGGTAAAACCGGACAAAAATCTGACACCGGTATCGGGAGTAGTCGGCTATGAAACCGATCTGTTTGGTTCTACTGTATTTTTGCGCCTGTATAACTTTACCAAAAACAGGAAATGAGGCGATCTATGAATCGGCAAAAGCAGACGTAGAAACTCTCCCGCCTTCAAAAGAAAAACGGAATATTCAAAAAGCTTTGGACGTTTGTAGTGAGCAAAATGAGGAACTAAAATTACTTCGAGAGGAGAATTCAAAACTCAAAGAGTTCGCGAACAAGTGGAAAGGACTTCGAAATTCCTCGATCGTCGTAGGGGTTTTTGCAGTTTTTGGACTATTAGGATTTTTAGCTTATAAGTTTCGTAACCTGTTGGGGGTGCCATGAAAATTTATTGTTCCTATCCCATTGCACCGTGGAACCCTCAACGTGGGGACCAAATTACTCCCTTTTTTTATTTGCGCGACTACCAGCAGTGTATGGGAAACGTCTTTCAAGACATGATCGTATTTGTCGGCATGCTAAAAAACATTCCCGATTTTGTAAACTTAACGACGTATAACTACTACACTCTTCTCGAAACCTGGATCAGGATAAACAAGCTGAACGTTTACGATTCTGCGGATCACGCGAGACATTTTAACGAACTGATGTGTGCAAATAAAATTGAGTTACGCCTTGTTAAAAAAACAGGAAACAAAGACGAACTTTGCAACTACTTTAAAAACGGACATTATCCTTGTGGACTCGGAACCAAACTTACTCGCAGCGGGCACATCATTCGTGGACTCGGAATTTTAGAACTCGATAACGGTAAAAAATTACTCGAAGTTTCTGATCCATATGGAATCGGTCCGAGTTATAGAGATCCGAACGGTCATCAAATACACTACGACTTAGACGATCTATTTACAATAGGAGTTCCGACGATTCTGTATTTAGAGGATGTGAAAAGATAGTGGCGTATTCGGAAAATGTAAAACAACGCGCCTATACTCTTTTCCTGATCGGAAAAAATGCGGAACAAATTGAGGCCCTTTTAAAGCCGGAGTTTCCAAAGATTTCAGCGAATACTATAAGAAAGTGGTCCGAGACACCAGATGCTCTTGGTAAGACTTGGTTCAATTATCGTGAAGAAGTAAATCACGTCACAAAATTACAACTCCAAGAGAAAGCTACGAACTTTCGTTCCAAAATTAAGACCGACAACGCTCTTATGCTTCAAGCGGTTAGAAATGCGTTCTTAAGTGAAGCTGGTCAGATGATTGGCAAAGCGAAAGATCCAGTTTCGCTCGGTTATCTTTGGAAAGCCCTGGCAACGAATCAATTACAGTTGGAGAATGAAGATTCTGGTTCTATCGATTTGATACGAGCTGCGGATACACTCCTCGATCTTTTTATGAAAGGGCCGAAAACTAAAAAAGCGATCAGTGACGAATGGGCAATTCATCAAAAGAATCTATTAGCATGGCATTCGGAATGGACTAACGCTAAAGAAGTTCAAGGAACCATTATCGAAGAGCCGAAAGCGTTGGAAGCAAGATCATGAGTTCGATAAAAGAGCAAGAATTCATTCAGCACATCATAGATAAAGGGGATAGAAAATTTTCTAAATCTTCCTTTAAGGAATATCTGCTCACCAAAGTAAACGTAAGAACTAACAATCAAATACAACCCTTTAGTTTTGAGGGACATGCCTACCTACAGGAAATTGCAGACTTACTTGAAACATCGCAAAATTTTTTTGGATTAAAAGGTGGTCAAGTCGTATTATCAACGATTCTGATCGCCGAGTCCTTTTATAAAGGGGAAAAAATGCCGATGAAAATTGGTTGGTTTTTTCCGGATTCAGGGAACATGAAAATTTTTGTTCAAGATAGAATTTTCGATACGGTCAACATTTCACCTCATCTCAAAAAAAACGCGGATCAAACAGATTCAACCTGGAATGTTCAACTGATCAAGTATTTGGAAACTACTTTAGCATTTCGCGCGACCGAAACCTTAAAACAAGTTAAGACCTTCGACGCGGATATGGCTGTCCTTGATGAATTCGATGAACATAATGTAGAACATGCGGAATTCGCTAAAGACAGATTAGACCATTCTAAAATTGCTCTAATGCGAAAAATATCTCAACCATCGATTGAAGATTTCGGAATTCATGCTGAATGGAAAAATTCTAATCAGATGATGTGGTTGATAAAATGCGATGCTTGCAATGAGTGGAATAATTTGATTCAACGTTTCATCGATAACCCCGGATCAATCTTCGGAGTTAAAACTGGAAAATCTTCTAAGGTTGTTTTTGCATGTAAATGCGGTGCAACACTGAATCCGCAAAGAGGTAATTACGTTCCAGCGCGTCCAGGTCATCACAATACCGGTGTCCAGGTCTCTCAGTTTTTCAATACGATGAGAACGCCTGAACAACATTACAATCGATGGAAAGAAGCAATAACTACAATCAAAAAGAAGAACTATTACATCTCTGTTGTCGGCTGGCCGTACAGCACCGATGATGAAAAGCCGATCACACAATCAATCATCGATGCAAACCGTGGAGAACATGGGATACCTGAATCGGTTTCCACTTTCACCTACATGGGTGCTGACCAAGGTGATACCGTTCACATGCTTTTCGGCGAGCACACGAGCGACAATCGAATCAAAATCTATCCCGCAAAATTTTCCGTATTGAGTGAATCCGAAATCAATAATGCAATTCTCCGTTACAAAGTTTACAGCGGCGTGATCGACGCTCTACCAAACAAAAACTGGTCGGTGAGAACTGCGAAATACTTTTCTGATTTTATAAGGATTCAGTATTTCGCGAAGAAATTTTCTCTAAAAGCAGAGCCACTCGTTACAATCGACGATGAAGAAGGAATAGAAGTCGTGAATGTAAATCGCGACGAATCTCTACAAGATACGGTTGACGCAATTAAGAACGGACTCTTTCTCTTTCCGGACAAAAGAAGATTGGAAGGAGCTGATCTTGCTCTTGCAGAAGAGCTTGATTTACATCTCAAAATGTTGATTCGAGAAAGAGGCGAAGATGAAAATGGTAAACCAAAATACGGTTTTAAGAAGAAAGTTCAAAATCACTTTGGAATGGCATTGAATTCTCTTCGGCTCGCGTTTGAGTTGGGGGCTCCTCAATGAGTTTCTTAGAAAAAATACTAAATAGAAATAGAGGCGACAATCACGTATTCTCCCCGGAAGCGAAAACATTCAAGGAGTCGTTTGCCGAGATAAAAGATTTCGCTTCTCACATATCTCCGGACTACCCTTTAGAAACGTTGCCGCTTCTTGGAAAACTGGCTCTGATAAATCCCGATTTTAATCAAAGTCTGAAACGAACTACTTCTTTGATGAACACAGGGTTTGAATGGGAAATTGAAGGTGTTACCCAAAAAACTGCTGATGCGATGATCCTTGAAATCGAAGAGTGGTTGGATACTCATCCTGGAATTACAAACAAATTGATGAAACAAACGGCGCTCCTTGGAGCGTTATCAGCCGAACCAGTTCCCTCAATGGATTTCTCCGAACTCGAAACGATTCAGCTTATTCCCGTTTCAAGAATCCGATTCAAAAAGGAAAAAGTGGAAGGCAAAAACGGCGAGGTTCGTTATCGTTTCGCTCCTTTTCAACTATTGGATAACGGATCTTTACTTCCGTTATCGTATAACTTCGTATAATGT